CTACTGGTGGTCAAGGCGGAGATGGAAGAGTAATTATAAGGTACATATTTCAATAATGACTAAATATTTAGCAAAAATAGAAAATAATAAAGTAGTTGATGTAACTAGATTTTCTGATGAAGATTATAATCTAGGTATTGATCACTGTAAAAATTTAATAGAGGATGTGTCTTCAAATTATATCCTTTGTGAAAAAGGAGTATCTGTTAATTTTAATTATGACTCAGATTCAAATACTATTTATCAACCACAACCTTTTGATTCATGGACTCTAGATTCTAATTTTATATGGCAACCTCCTGTTGCTGAACCTGACAGGGGAAGTTTGGGACTTGTGCATTGGAATGAAAATAATTTAAGATGGGAAGCATATTCTACTCCAGATGTACCGTCTGCTGATAAGTATTGGAATGTATCCACTTCAAGTTGGGAAGATATTTAATAAAAACTAAACCAACCAGTAACAATATATTTTTCATGAGTTTTTGAAATCACACCACGGTGTGTATGTGTCCAATCGGAAGGCCATATGATTGTTAAACCTTTTTTAGCTTGTAAATTTAATTCTGGATAATAATAAAAATCTGTTCCTCCGTTAGGCACATCATTTAGATACGTCATAAATACAAATTCTCTTTTTGAACTATTTAATCCTTGTCTTTCTGCATGCCATTTTTTAAAACCTCCTCCTGGTTTGTAATATTGTATATTTGTATTTTCTTGAACATTGTTAACTTTTTCTAAGTTTTTTATAAATTTATATTTTTTTTCATATAAAGACATTACCTTTCCCAACTCTTTATTATATTCGCTAAACAAAGGTATATTTTTATTTATATGAAGATCTAAACTTTCTTTAGTGCTTTTATCTACAAAACCACCACGTACAGGACCAACAGTTCCTTGGTAGGATCTGTGTCTAAATGCTTTATGATATTCAATTATCCTATCACATAATTTAAGATCTATGTAAGCTCCAACCATAAAGGTATGTTTTTCAAATTTTATTTGTTTCATAATTTTTTATACTCCATATAACCATCACTACTACCTATTTTTCCTAAAGGCAGAAAATTCATTGCAATAGAATATCTAGATCTTGCAGAAATATTTTTTTTAATTTTATGTTGAAGTAATGCAGGGAAAATAATTAAATCCCCTTTCTCTACATTTAATTTCCAAGTGCTAGAGTTAATAGTATTATAATTATTTACAGGTATATCAAAATGAGAGAAGTTTGATTTAAACTGTATTTCATAATTATCTAAAGGCTTTCCGTGAGGATAATAGACAGCTGATAGCCAAAAATTATTATGTACATGGTATTCTCCTTCAGTATTCGGCGGTGTTTTAGTTGACCAAGAATTAACTAGTTGGTGTTTAATATTGTACCCAAGTTCATTAATTGTTTTAGACATAATATTATTTATAGCTATTTTAAATTGTTTTCCTTTTTTCAAAATATCTAATAATTTTATACTTTTTGACATGTAAGTTTGTGTTGCATCTTCTACAGATCTGTATTTAACATTTTCTAATTCTTTCAGGATAGCAGCATGATCCACATCTAATTTTGTTTTGCAGAAGAATGTACTAAAGATAGGTTGAATTATCATAACGTTTGTTTTAACCAACAAAACCAACTATTAAATGTAAAACAATCGGTATCATTAAAAACATCTGCTTCTTTTAAATCATGATAGCTTTTGTCTAATATATTTTTTTTATATATGTTAAATCTTCCGGATGGTTTTAACTGTCTTGCTCTTTCCCAAAAAATACCTTTTCTTTTAGAAACTAAATAATGCATATTTACAAAATCAATACTATTTTCGTAAAACATTTTCATATGGTTATTATAATAATCTTGATCATTATCGTTGTATAAATTTTTATAAATTCTTTTACATAAGGAATATATACCCTCCATAGCTAACATTAGTCCTGTGCTTTCTAACGGCTCAATAAAACCTGCTGATAGTCCAACCGATACAACATTTTTATTCCACATTTTTCTATCATAGTAAGGTGTCCAATCTATTGTTTTTAAATTTTCTTTTTTAATTCTATTATCCCAATGTTTTACAAAAAAATCTTTTGCATCTTCTATATCTGTTATTTGTCTATTGAATATAAAACCAGAACCAATACGTGAAGCAACAGGGATAGACCATACCCAACCTTCATCTACAGCTTCACATCTAGTAAAAGGCACTTTTTCTTTTTTAACATCTTTATAAAAAACTTGTGCAGCAACAGCTGTGTCACAGATTAATCTATCTCTCAACATTATCTTTTCTGTTTTATCTTTTAAAATAGAATTAAAGCCCGTGCAGTCTATATATAAATCTGCTTTAATCTTTTCGTTATTCTTTAATTTTAAATATTCTACTCCACTATCATTATGAACAACCTTACTAACATCTTGTTTTATAAACTTAACTTTATCTTTTAATTTATTTTGTATAAATAAAACTAATTTTCCACAGTTAACGTGGTAGGCTACATTAGATAGATTATCAAATTTAGTCGTCATTGCTTTTTCATAATCTTTACATGTATCTAGGTTGTTGTAAAAAGGATGGTAGACATCTTTTTTTTCATCAAGCCAATTAACAAAATGAATACCTAATTTTTCTGTAGCATCCATTTCAGAAAACCATTCATTCTTTATAAAACCACAACTAGATAAAAAGGGGGCAAAATTTAAAAGTGTGGCTTCTCCGACTCCAACCGGTGTACCTATTTCTTTATCTACAATAGTTATATTTAAATTATTTAAATTCCAGTCCAAGTAAGCCGCAGCCAACCAACCTGATGATCCCCCACCAACAATAACAATGTTTTTAATTTTTTTCATAGTAGTTAAAATTTATGACAATTCTTTTATCTATTTTATTATTTAACATAGCACAGTGTTCGGTATCAGAATCAAAAATAATTATTCTATTTTCTTTTGCTTTCACCAACTTTTCTTTATTATCTACTCTAAAGTAAGTTCCTGTTGTATCAGTATCAAAATAAAATATAGCAGTTTTTAAATTCTTGTAGCCGTAGTCTTTGTGCCACGAGGTTTTAAAGTTTTCTTTAGTTTTAAAAGATAAGTTTATTCTTATTTCAACAATTGATGAAATGTTTAACTTTTCAACAAACTCCTGCAATAAATTAAATACGTCACTATTTGGTTTTAGATTATTATAAACACTATGAGAAAACCATTGTATATCTTTTTTCTCACCCTTGACTGTTCCGTTTTTTAAAAACCAAGCAAGGTTATCACCAAACAACGTTTCTTTAATTTGTAAATATAAATCTTTATTTATAAAATTATCAATTATTTTCACCAGTTTTACTACTCCAATTAAAAACTAAATTTATTCTTTCTTTAGGGACAGGGTCTACCCAATGATATAAAAAGCCATCTAAAGTTATTACTTTTCCTCTATGAGTTGGGAAGCTACCAATATCAGTTTGTAGTGGTGCAACATCATCAAAATAAATAATTGTACTGTAATAAGAATCTCTATGGTGGTGCCTTCCGACTTTTTCTCCCTTATTTAACAAATTTCCCCAAGCGTCTTTTATAAGTATTTCCTTTTCATTATCCCCTGTTAATATGCCTTTATGTCTAAAGATAGTGGGATAAAATATTTTGGTTATAAAAAGTTCAAATTCAGGATCTTTTAAAAACAATCCCCATGAAGTCATTTGACCTTTTACATTTGTTTTATAATTATTAGGACCTAAATTATTTCTTATTTTATCTTCAAAATATTTTAACCCTATTTCATCTGCATAAGTAAAATCATGTATTTTAGTTAAAGTTGTATAAGGTAACTCTTTTAAAGTATAAGAGTAAGCTAGATTATCTTCCATAAGCAATGTATATACCTTTTAAAATACAATTTCAAATAAATGAAATCTTTTATAAGTAATATTGAAGAGCCTGTTTTTGCAACTGAAGAACAAAGACGTAATGAGATATGGGATGTTGAAGGAAGACTGAAAAATGGAAATCAAAAGTTTAGATTTGATATAAGACCTTCAGAAAAAATAGGTTATTTTAATACAAAAGCAGATAAAATTGTATTTGAAGCTTTAGATCACTGGATTATATTTGATACCGAGGAACTTCATGAATATATTAAATCTGGGGAAAAAAGAGATTTTAATGTAGATGAATTATTGAAAAACTTAGATTGGAATTTAATAATACATAAATAGCGTGTATTTAAGCATAGATTTTTTTAGTGTATAATAGCCATATGCCATTAACAAATGTACAAATAGCCCCCGGCTTTAATAAACAAGTAACCGAAACAGGAGCAGAAGGTCAATGGACTGATGGTGATTTTGTAAGGTTTAGATACGGACTACCTGAAAAAATTGGTGGATGGGAACAACTTACAAGTTCAACTTTAACAGGTACTGTCAGAGAACAATTAGTTTGGGCTGATTTAGATTCAAGACGTTATGTTGCTTTAGGTACAAGTAAATTATTAGCTCTTTATTATGAAGGTGCTTTTTATGATATAACCCCATTAGAGGCTGCGATTAGTGGAGCAACTTTTACCACGGTTAATACTTCACCTACTGTAACAGTAAATAAAGTATTGCATGGACTTTCAGTTGGTGAGTTATTTACTTTTACTTCAGTAACACCTCCAGTAGGAGCAGGTTATACTGCTGCGAATTTTACAGATAATACTTTTGAGGTTACATCAGTTCCTACAAATGATACTTTTACTATAACAATGGCAACAAACGCTGGAACTTCTGTTGCTGCTAGTGGTGCAGCTACAATTAATCCTTATTTGAAACTTGGTCCCGCTAATCAAACTGCTGGTTTTGGTTGGGGTACATCTACATGGGGAGGAGCTTCTGGAATAACGACCACATTAAACGGTGCACTCAATGATGATACTGCAGGAACGGGCGGATCAGGAACTACCATAACAGTTGCATCAACTACAAACTTCCCTTCAACAGGTACGATAAAAGTTGGAGCAGAATTTATTTCTTACACTGGAACCACGACAACAACTTTAACTGGCATTACCAGAGCTGTTGCAGGAACAAGATCTTCTCATTCTGATGGCTCATCATTGGAATACTATACAGCATGGGGAGAAGAATCTTTAAGTTCTACAGTATTTTTAGAATCTTCTAATTGGTCATTAGATCATTTTGGGCAAGTATTAATTGCAACAGCAAAAAATGGAAAAACTTTTTCATGGAGCCCTATTAATTTTAATATTAATGCATTAACAACTAGAGCAACAGAAATATCTAATGCACCGACAAAATCTACTATGTCAATTGTATCTGAAAGAGATAGACACTTAATTATTCTTGGTACTGAAACCACCATTGGAACTCCATCTACTCAAGACCCAATGTTTATTAGATTTAGTGATCAAGAAAACTTATCAGATTATACACCTACTTCGGTCAACACTGCAGGTACATTTAGATTAGATAGTGGTACTAGAATTGTTGGAGCGGCTAAAGCAAAAGATTATATATTAATTGTAACAGATAATGCTGCATATGTAATGCAATTTGTAGGACCGCCTTTTACTTTTTCTATAAGACAAGTAGGGAGTAATTGTGGGTTAATTGGCCAACACGCAATAAAATACGCTAATGGAAGAGTATGGTGGATGGGTCAAGCAGGTGGGTTTTTTGTGTTTGATGGTACTGTAAAATCACTTCCATGTTTAGTAGAAGATTTTGTGTTTACGAATAATGGTGATAATTTAGGATTAAATTATAATTCAGGTGAACAGATCTATGCGGGTTTAAATCATTTATATGAAGAGGTTAATTGGTTTTATCCTAAAAGTGGTTCTACTAATATTGATAGAGTAGTAACTTATAATTACACAGAAAATACTTGGGCAACAGGTTCTTTAGCTAGAACTTCTTGGCAAGATTCAACTTTATTTTCTAATCCATATGCTTCAGAATTTGCACCTACAGCCACACCGACTTTTCCAACAACCCAAGGTGTAACAAACCTTAATGGGGCTTCAACCTATTACGCTCACGAGGTAGGTAATAATGAAGTAGATTCTTTAGGAAATAAAACAGCTATTGAGGCTTTTATACAATCAGGTGATTTTGATTTAGGTCAGGGGCAAATGTTTATGAGTATGCGTAGGTTTATACCAGACTTTAAGCTTCTCACAGGAAATGCACAAATAACTATAAATTTAAGAAGGTATCCTAATGATACTTCATCATCCTCGCCTCTCGGACCTTTTACTATCACAAGCTCCACTGATAAGGTAGATACAAGAGCTAGATCAAGATTTGCAAGTGTAAAGATTGCTAATACCTCTACTGATGAAAGTTGGAGATTTGGCACATTTAGAGCAGATATTCAAGAAGATGGTATGAGATAATGGCTAGAGTAGATATAGTAATTCCTGAACCGACATCATCATATACAGAAGAAAATCAAAGACAGGTGACACAGTCTTTACGTACAATGCAAGATAAGCTAAACACTTCTTATCAACAAGAATTAAAAAATGAACAAGATACACTTATTTGGTTTATATCATGACGATACAATATAAAAACGCAGGAATTAATTTAGGTGATACAAGCACAGTATCAGTACTTACTTCTCCAACTTCAGCAAGATGCTTAGTAAAACAAATTCAGGTGGATAACTCTTCAGCAAGTCCTGTCAATCTATCAGTGCAAGTTACTGATACTTCAGCTTCATCTACTTTTTCAATATCTAGAAAAGCGGTTGCAGCAAATGCAGTAGAAAATATTATTACAGAAACTTTAGTTTTAGAAGAAGGAGATATTTTAAAAATGACTGCAGGGACAGGGGGAGAAATACAAGGCATAATTAGTTATGCTCAAATAGATAGATCTCAAGAAAATGGCTAGAAAATTTAAGGACTTTGTAGAAAGAGATAAACCTAGAAAAAGACCTAGAAGACATTGTAAGAGTCCTAATAAAAAAAAGAAGTTGCAAAACAATAAAAAATATAATAGACAAGGAAGGAGGCAAAAATGAGTGATACAATTAAAATACCTGCAACAGCAACCGAAATTGTCAAGCATAAGAGAACAGGAAAAATATATGCTAGCAAAGATGATTTTGATGCTGATGTTGCTGATCCCAATACTGATACTACTGTGGATGATTTTAGACAAGACCTTGAAATTAAGGTTACTAAAGTTTCTATGGAGTCGCTAACTAAAAAATAATGAAGCCAAGGGGTGCTACTGAAATTCAAATGGAAATGCTTAGTAGGCATGTTTCAAAAGATTTATTAGATCAAGTACAGATTTGTACATCTATTCCAGGTAAAGTTCCAATAGACCCAAGTAAACTAAATATACTTTGGCAAAAAAATTCTTGGGATCAAAATAATTTACAACCTTTTTTTAAAGATAAATCAAGACATAATGATTATGATTGGTATGTATTTAACAGTCATTGGAACTATGAAAAGTTTAGATACTTTTTTGATATACCAACAGAAAGATCTATTGTTATAAAAAACGGTATAGATAATTTTCCTATAAGAAAGATTTACAAAAAAGGAGATCCTATAAAACTTATACACCACTGTACACCATGGAGAGGTTTAAATGTTTTATTAGGTGCAATGCAAGAAATAAAGAACCCTAATATTATACTAGATGTATATAGTTCCTCGCAAGTCTATGGAGATGAATTTAAAAAAAATAATGATCAACAGTTTGAGCCCTTGTATGAACAAGCAGAAAAATTATCTAATGTAAATTATATTGGTTATAAACCTAATGAATATATTAGAGAGATGATGCCTAACTACGATATGTTTGTTTATCCATCTATATTTGAAGAGACTTCTTGTGCATCAGCTTTAGAAGCATTAGCTTCTGGAGTTCATGTAATCACAAATAACTTTGGAGCATTATATGAAACATGTGCAGAGTGGCCTGTGTATATAAACTATTCTACTAATTATGAAAGCATGGCTATAGCTACAGGTGAAGCTATTAATACTGCAGCTAAATACTTACATGAAGATTTTATACAAGATCATTTAGAAGAACAACAAAAGTTTTATAAAAGATTTTATAGTTGGGAAAAAAAAGGAATGGAATGGACAAGCTTTTTGAAAGGAGCGATTAGTGAAAGAAACAGTAAATAAAGATACCTATCAAACACTTAAAGAATTAAAAATAGATTCAAAACCTTTTGATAAATCTATAACACCTTTATGGAAAAGTGAATTTAAAAATGAACAGGTAAAACCTTATTCTATTTTTGTAGCTACCCCTGTGCATAGTGAATGCTCAATACATTATACTAATGCATTATTAGAATTACAAAAATTAGCTTTTGAAAAAAAAATAAAAATAACATTTCAATTGATGAAGTCTTCTCTTGTTACTCAAGGTAGGAACTTGTGTGTTTCAGGTTTTTTAGAATCTAATTATACACATATGTTATTTATTGATTCAGATATATATTTTCATGCAGAATCTATAATTAAAATGATTGATAGAGATAAAGATATTTTATCTATACCTTATCCCTTAAAAACAATGATGTGGGATAAAGTCATGGATCGTATAAATAATAATGAAATCAAAACA